GTAGCAACTTTGCTCTTGATAGCTTCTTGGTCATTGGCAGGAATATCTACCCCACCGCGAGCGCCATTGAGGACACCAGCAACCGCAAAGATTCCCTTGGGAATTGCCTTCAACTCGCCATCGACAACATCGGCGAATTGCAACTTGTAGGAGCCGAGTTTTTCCTTGTCGGCTTCGTCAACATAGAAGAAGGCTTGTGCGTACTTAGCCCAATCCATAGCATCCTTGCCGCCAGCATAATCCTGAACGCGCTTGTCGGCTGCTGCTGCATCCCAAGCGGTATCGCGTGGAGCAAGTGGAAGTCCGGCAGCACCGATAGCGGAGCGACCGTACATCATGTCCATTGGCATTGTCATGCCGTCATCTTCAACGGTGTCATCCTCGTCAACGCCTTGGGCATCAACAGGGTCAGGGTTTGCCACTGCAACTTCTAGGCCGAGAGAAGCTGAGAGCTGCCACTTCCAGAGTTGGTGCTGATCCATGCGACCTGCAAGGAAGTTCGCCACGCCTTGCTGACCGTAAGCGGTCGCGCAATCGAAGACATCGGAAATCTCATCGAGCAGAACATCGTTAGCCGTCAGCAAGTCCAGCGCCAAAGCGCGTGGGTCTTGTGAGATAGCCGCTGCATCTTCCAAGGTACGAAGTGTCAAAAATTGTGTGAGCTGAAATGGAGCTTTAGCGCCGAGCTTGCGAAGGTTCTCTGCGATTGGGTCAACCGACTCATACACATCTTCGTAAATCTTCTGGAATAACTTGTGATACTCAGCGAAATCTGCGCCGACAACATTCCAGTGAGCGCCGTGTGCGCGAAGATAGAAGCTGAAAACATCAGCAAGAAGTTCGGTCAGTTCCTCGTTCAAGTCTGGAACCTGATTCATGTCAGCCATATTGTTCTCCTCGGCCATTAGGGAAAGCGCTCGGGCGCTCTTGGATATTGAATTTCTGATCTTGGTTGACCAAGAAAAACCTGCATCGCCACCCCATGCCGACCATGCAACTCTTCCGGGAGATGGGAATCCATCTTCGCCGCTATTGAATCCCTGTGCTTTTTTGTCCACTTCATGTCGCTTGAAGAATGAATACATTCTCAGAATGGTTTGTGCGCTTACTGCGCGACCTTCTGCCAAGTCTGATGCTCGCTTCTTTCCGACTGCGGTGAAGCCTGAGCCAGCATGACCATCGGCAATCCAACCCAAAGCCATCTTCGCTTCGTCTTGAACGCCTTTCGGTGGGCGATATGTCTCGCTCATTATTCAAGGACTCCCATCATTGGTGCTGAAGGGTCATCGTCAGTTCCTAGCGATGGAAGCTGACCGCCAGCGAGAACATTTCCTTGCAAGGCTTGATTGAAGATGTCTCCACCCTCGTAAGGTTCCATACCTTCGATTTGACGAACCTCGTTAGGAGTGCGAGCGCCCATCTTGATATTGAGAAGGTTGACATTTGCGCGAGTCAAAGCATCAACGCGAAGGAGAACCGAAGTATCGAATGCAACATCAACGCCCGGATCAAGAATCTTAGACATAGCGATTTCGATACGGCGAAGCCATGGAGAAATCGTGTGAGTCAAGAAGTTGAGCGATGCTTGCTCGACATTCTGATAGGTCTGATTATCTCCCGAAGCCATAATCAAGTGACTTGGGATTCTAAAGACTCGTGCAATATCACGAATCAACTGTTCGCGAGTAGCAATCATTTCGTTATCAGCAGCAGAGGTGGTAATTGGCTTCCACTTCAAACCGTCAGAGAGAACGGCTGGCTTGCGGTGACGGCGGTGGGTTGCTTCCCATGTGCCTTGAATGATGCGAGCTTGGTCGAGAGTCAGCTTTTGGTCTGTCTCTAAGACTGAGGAAGGAGTTCCACCCTCGCCATAGAATTGCGCCAAGTGGCGATCCATAGCAATCGCAAGTCCGACAAGGTTGCGAGTTTGATTGAGAGGGGAAATACCAACCAAAGATTGTGGTGGAGTGAACCAGCGAAGGTGCAACATATCATCGCGATTCATCTCGTTGCCAAGGTGAAGATAACGGCGGCCTGTCATGTCTCCGGTAGGAAGAACCTGCATCTGATATGGATGCAGTGGGACAAGGCCAATCATGTTGCCGCGAGTGTCGCGGTCAATCTTGACATAGGCGTTACCGTGAAGGGCTAGTGATGCCACGATTTGATGAATGAGTTCGTAAGTGTTTGATTCAGGATCGGGATCACTAATAACATCGGGAAGCTGGCGCATGATGCGCTTTCCGGTTGAATCTATGGAGTAGGCGCGAAGAGGCATCGAAGCCACCGAGTCGGCCAACAAAGAAACTGCGCCGAGAACGGCAGAGACACCAAGAGCAGTCCACTCGTCAATGCGCTCACCGGCAGCAGAGGTCATAGAAGTCTGACCGTAGAGCTGGCTTAGGGGAGAGACATAGTTGTTGAATTGTGGGTATCGCCCAACGGTGAAGCCTCTTGTGAAGATACTCATTCAGCAGCTCCTAATGATGCAAAATAACTTCCTGCAATAGCAAGAATTCCAGAAACGATTAGCCCTGCCCCAAGTCCAAAGCAGATTCCCACTCCAACGGAAATGGCAACTGCTCCGATAATTTCAACGATTGTCGTGATTAGCCCAAACACTAGGAACCTCTCCTTCTGATAATGACCAAGGGTCAAATACTGCTGGCAAGGAACCACCCTGAGAGTGCCACCAAGCTGCTCGTTCGAGCGCCATAACCGAAGCAACGGCTAAGTCAATACGGCGAGTCGAACCACGCTTTTCTTTTGCCAATCGGCTTCCGCGTTGATCCACGCGAAGAGTTGCGTTGGCTATGTGACGAGCTAACTTCGCATCGCCATTGTGAGTCATTGTTTTATTTACACACGCCTCGAAGAACCGAGTCGTGGCTGGTGTCATACGCGAGGCGGTTTGGGGAAATGTAACAACTGGTAGGCCTTCATCTTCAAGCACTTGAAAAGTACGAGCCCAACGATAAGGATCGCAAGCAATTTCCAAAACTTGCCACCGCTTACACGCATCACGAATTGCCTCTTCCACATCGAGAACCGGAACCTGCCAATTTGCATCGGCTTCGTCAGGCTTCTCCCATGTCGCAACCGGCATGATATGAGGCTTCTCGCCGACCGAGATTGCCACGATAGCGGTGCAGTCTCCATTGAATGAACCGTCAAAGCCCAAGACAACTTCTGCGCCATCTTCAATCTCGCGCTTTTCTTCTAGCTCATCCCAAGTTCCGTGAGGAAGCCAAGTCTCTGAGGTCGAAGTCCAAATGTTGAGGCGCTTAGTTTTGAATTCTGCCTCGGGTGTGACCTTGATAGTGGATTCAAAAGAATCGCGGCTAACAATGTCATCAAAGCCAGGGTTCGCATCAGCCCAAGTCTGAGGGTCACGGAAGTCGGCATCGGCCGTCTTTGGTTCCCACCATGCGAAGAAGAAATTCGGATCAACAATTTCACCGAGAGCAATTTTTTTTCCATACTCGTATAGTGAGTAACAGATTGAATCCTTGCCCGACTGGTCGGTCTGGACTCCGGCGGTTGTGATGGCCACCAGCATTCCCTCTTTGCGAGCGCCCATCGACAAGGACAACACATCGAAAAGCTCGCGGTTAGGTTGTGCGTGAAGTTCGTCAAAGGCAACGAATGTCGCTGACAAACCTTCCTTGGTGAAGGCTTCGGAAGAGAGGGCGCGATACACGCTGCCATTCTTCGGGTTGTAGATAGAGTCCTTATAGACGGTCAGGAAGTCGGAAAGTTCCGGCTGATTCTTGACCATATCTCGAACCGTGTTGAAAATGATTTTGGACTGCTCTTTGTCTGCGGCTGCGGAATAGGCTTCGCCACCGGAGACTCCGAATATGAGGTGTTCAAGAACGATAGAAGCGAGCCATGCCGACTTGCCATTCTTTCGAGGCAATCCAACAAGTGCGCGACCATGAGTGAGCAACCCATCTTCGCCTTCTGCAAAGAGCTGGCGAGTTAGTTCCTTTTGCCAATCGCGAAAGACAAGTGGTTGTCCTGCGTTGCCAGCGATGGAATCTTTGGTAATCGTGCAGAGAGCTTCGGCGAAGTCGATGACATGATCTCCGCGAGAGCGAGCCAAGTCCTCGGGTGCAACTGGCGAGAGGTATCGCGGTGGCCAGCTTTGGATTTGGCTAGGCGTTACCTTGTCGCTTTGCGATGAGTTCATCTAACGCGCTCCGAGCCTTGACCTCAGCGACCCCTAATCGCGTTCGGTCTGTTGGCGTAAGTCCTAACAGGGAAAACAGTTTGGTGATTTCAGTTTCAATCGTGGACAACATTCCGACAAGCGGATTGGCATAGGCATAGCCCTTGTCCGTGTAGAGAACGAAATCGCTGGCTTGGAGTTTAGCCACCAGCTCGTTGCGCCGATCGAGCTTCTCGCAAAGTAATTGCAGATTGCTCTGGTCGGTATTGGAAATCCAAAAGGCCGTCTTGCGTAGGCGAGTCCATAGCTCTTGGCTCTCCGGTGAAAGATGGGCTGGCGCTTGGGCGCTCGCTTGGGGAAGTGTTGCCACGCTGGTAATCACTTTCAATGGTCGCTTGCCGGGATTGCCCTGCGCTCGCTTCAATTCATTTGGTTTCGGGGGATTAGCCACGCTCAAATCCAATCGCAAACGGGTGGGGGTCGCAACTGCGACCACGCGTAAAAGAT